TATTTTTGGAAAACAGCGAAAGAAAAGGCACAACCTGACGATATACCAAATTTTTAGGTATAAATAAGTTAGATCAAGTATATTTTAATGCCTCAACAGCGGGTAAGTCAGAGTTTTAAGGATATAAGTATGTCATTTGAGACTAATCCTCTCAATGACGATCTTATTGCCTTAAAAAATACAAGTGCGATTGCCCGTTCGTTAAGAAATATTGTTTTTACACAGCCTGGAGAAAAATTTTTTCAACCAGAATTTGGTTCAAGAGTGGCAGAATCACTTTTTGATATTGCAGATGAAGTGTCTGCACTAGCAATTCGTGATGAAATCCAAAGTTCAATCATAAATTACGAACCAAGAGTAAAATTATTAGATGTAACAGTCATTCCAAATCCGCGTGAGAATGAAATGAATGTCACGATTGAATATGAGATCGTAGGGCTTGATATTTCACCGCAGCAATTAGATTTTGTGTTACTTCCAACTCGATAAATGGCACTTATAAATTTTACCAATCTGGATTTTAACCAGATTAAAGACACATTAAAAGATTACATTCAAAGTAATTCGGAATTTACTGACTATGACTTTGAAGGATCAAATCTTTCAACCATTTTAGACGTATTAGCATATAACACTTACATTACATCATATAATGCAAACATGGTATCGAATGAAGTTTTCATCGATTCTGCAACTTTGCGTGAAAATGTAGTATCATTAGCAAGAAATATTGGTTATGTGCCTCGATCAAAGAAATCTTCAAGGGCAAATATCAATTTTTTCGTTGATATATCAGATGTTTCACCAACTCCTGCTAATTTAACACTTAAAGCGGGGCCTGTAGCGAGCACAGGGGGTCAATTTAACGGTCAATCGTTCGTTTTTGGTGTTCCGGAGGATATAACTGTATCTGTAACTGATGGAATTGCTAATTTTGAGGATATTGAGATATATGAGGGTTCATATTTGGGTCAGAATTACGTATATTCTTCAAGAAATCCATTTCAGAAGATTATTTTACCAAATAGTGGAATTGATTTAGATAGTTTAGTAGTAAATATTCGCCCATCAACACAATCTTCACTTAGAACTACCTATAATCGACATGATAGTCTTTTTGATAAAGACACAGGAACGACAATAGACGGTAATTCTAACATTTATTTTATTCAAGAGATTGATAGTGAAAGATATGAGTTAATTTTTGGTGATGGAATATTTGGAAAGAAATTACAAGATGGAAATGTGATTGAAGTTACCTATATTACGACAAATGGATCTGATGGTAATGGTATAAACAATTTTACTTTTTCTGGTTCAGTATCATATGTAAGAAACTCTGTTGAAATATTTGTAACAAGTGGCATATCACTAATAACAAGTGAAACTCCATCGAGTGGTGGCGAAAGTATTGAGAGTATCGACTCAATTCGTAAGTATGCACCTCAAATTTATGCAACACAAAATAGAGCTTTGAGTGCGAATGACTATGAAGTGTTAATCCCAAATAAAATATACCCAGAAACAGAGTCAATTTCAGTATTTGGTGGTGAAGATCTTGTACCTCCTCAATATGGAAAGGTTTTTATAAGTATTAAACCAAGAAATGGTGATTTTGTTCCAAATCTTATCAAACAAAATATAAAAAGAGACTTAAAAAAATATGCGGTTGCCGGAATTGTGCCTGAAATATTAGATTTAAAATATTTGTTTGTCGAAACGAATAGTAAAGTGTATTACAATACTAATTTGGCACCAAGTGCTGCGTTCGTATCAACAACTGTACAAAGAAATCTAACGGCATATGCGGAATCGTCGGAATTAAATAAGTATGGTGCACGATTGAAGTATAGTAAATTGCTTAAAGTTATTGATGAGAGTCATGAGTCGGTTACATCTAATATTACAACCGTTGAAATGAGAAGAGACCTTCGATTAGCTATCTCTGAGGTTGCAGAATATGCAATTGACTTTGGAAATCAGTTTCACGTTCAATCTATGAATGGATTTAACATTCGTTCAAGTGCTTTTCGCGTTTTAAATATCAATACAGATGTGTATCTGTACGATGTTCCTGACTCAACGGCAGAAAAAGGACAAATATCTTTGTTCTCTTTAAATGATGGATCTTTAACTCCTGTAATTCAAAGGAAAAATATTGGTGTAATCGATTATAAGAAAGGACGCATCACTTTAGACCCCATAAATATAGTATCAGGTAAAACAAAAGACAATGTTGACATTTTGGAGATCTCAGCCACTCCCGAATCAAATGATATTATTGGATTGCAAGATCTTTACTTACAATTAGACAGTAGTTTTGTTGATATGGTTGTAGATGAGATCAGTTCAGGTGCTGATCCGTCAGGATCAACATATACTGTAACAACAAGTTACAAAAATGGAAACATCATACGATAAAAGATGTCCGAAAAGAGAGTTAAGTTAAGTCAGATAGTAAAAACCCAATTGCCCTCTTATGTACAAGAGGATTTTCCTTTGGTTGGTGAATTCCTGTCACAGTATTACACTGGACAAGAATATCAAGGAGGGCCAGTTGATTTAATTCAAAATATTGATTCCTATATTAAATTAAGCGAGTGTGGTAATTTAATAAAATCAACAAATACGACCGCAGCTGCTGGAATCACAACCACAACTATTTTTGTAAACAACACAACAGGATTTCCAGATAATTATGGATTAATAAAGATAAATGATGAAATAATAACCTACGAAAGTAAGACAGATAATAGTTTTGTTAATTGCGTAAGAGGTTTTAGTGGAATTACATCATTTCAGAATCCATCAGATCCTGAAAATCTTGTTTTTTCAAGTTCAACATCGGAAAATCATGAAAATAACACTACAGTTCAAAATTTAAGTGTTTTATTTCTTGAAGAATTTTTGAAAAAGATAAAAAAACAGTTTTTATATGGTTTTCAAAAAGATTTAGATGAAAGAGTCAATAAAGCACAATTTATACGTCAAGTAAAAGATTTTTATTCTACAAGAGGAACTGATGAGTCATTTAATATTTTATTTAAAGCTTTGTATGGGGAAAAAGTTGATATAATTCGCCCAATTGATAATGTAATATCACCTTCAAATGCAAATTACTTAAAATCAAGAGATATTATTGTAGAGTCAATTGTTGGTGATCCAGAACTACTTGTTAATCGCACTTTATATCAAGATGATTTTGAAAATATATCAAAAGCATACGCTCCAGTCGCATCGGTCGAAAAAATCTCTGTAGGGATTGCAACTGAGGAGTATTTTAAATTAAGTCTTGATGCATCACCAGCCACAGGTGGATCGACAAATTTAATTTATGGTGAATTTTCAAATCATGCTAAAACAAAAATAATCGGACAAGTTGGCATCGCTCAAACTTTTATTGACGTGGATTCTACTCTCGGATTTCCTAATTCCGGAACTTTATCATTTTTGTATGAGAATGGCACATCTGGGGTTTGCACATATTCAGATAAAACAATAAATCAGTTTTTAGGTATCAACACAACTGGAATTACAGCAATTATATCTGATAATACTGCTATTGATCAGAATACTTTTGCCTATGCGTCAGATGAATTTGATAATCAAGATATCCGAGTAAAGATACGTGGAGTTCTTAATAATTTTATAATTCCACCAAATGTTAATAATCAATCAATTGGATCAAAAATAAAAATAAAGAATTTAGGTAAAATAGGAAATAATGTTAAAGAAAATAATTGGTTATTTAACACAGCTCAAAGTTATGTTGTAAAGTCTTTAGAGATTGTTGACTCTGTAAATAACACATATAAATTAGTTACTCAAGATGTTAACATTCTTCGTATTGGTGATCAAATTACAACTCATGAAACATTAGCAGAGGGCACTCAATGGGGTGACAAAATAACTTCCTCTTTTGAACCAGCATCAAATAAAATATACATTGTCACGGATGTTTTTGATAAAAACACTTGTTTAATAACAGGAACTGGAATATCTGATCCAACAAAAATTACAAAAGTAAGTAGAAGGATTTCAAAAGTTGATTCTGATATACATTCAGATTTAAATAAATTTACTGCTAATATTCAAAACATTTATATCAAACCAGATGGTGGGACAGTAAATGGTGTTCCATATTTCGGCCCATCTCATGAACATCCTACAAAAGGAACCATGATGGTTGGTGAAAAACATGTTCCATTTTTTCATAATACAATTGATCCGATTGAAGGACAAAATAAAGTTTATGTTGCATCATCGTCACTACCTTTCACTGGTAATTCTAAGTTAAATCCTAAAACTCAAAAATTAACTTTTGGTGGAACTTACAATCGCAATGATGAAGAAATAAAAATATCTGATCAAGTTGACCATAATTATTTCACTGGAGACGCTGTGTATTATACACCTCAAAAGGGTGAGGTAAGCACAATTGATTCTGAAGGTAAAACTATAAGACAAGAGTATATTATTAGTAGATTATTTGCTGAAGGTTTATATTATGTAAAAAGAATAGATGCAAACACAGTTAAGTTTGCTAAAAGTCAATCAGATATTTACGGTGGGGTATTTACTAAAGTAAATCCTGATGGTGGAGTTGATTCTGTTACAATTACATCAAATGATATTGAAAAGTATGAATTTCATGAGAAAGTTATTGAACCTCAAAAATTAGTTCGTGAGGTATCGATACCAATAAATGACTCAAAAAAAGTTGAGACAAAGCCTGGATATACTGGAATATTAGTTGATGGTGTAGAAATATTAAATTATAAATCAAAAGACTTTGTTTACTTTGGAATTTTAGAATCTATAAACGTAGTAAAAGGTGGGGAAGGATTTGACATAATTAATCCTCCAGTCATTGCCATAAATGACGTTGTTGGAAGTGGAGCGACTGCAACAGCTGCTGTTAAAGGTTCTCTTCAAGAAATAAAAATATTAGACTCTGGTTTTGATTATGTTGAAGAGCCAATTATAAAAATAACAGGTGGAAATGGCACCGGTGCAAACGCTGCAGCAAAATTAAATAATGTGCCACATGAATTAATCATTAATGGTGATGGTGTTGGTCTTGGAACCATAAAATTAGATGCTGCAGGAATAAATACGTCTTCAATAGGATTTACTACCTATCATCGATTTAGACCCGGTGAGAGAGTCGTATATGACCCTCTGGGAAGCGTTCCTATTGTAGGGTTAGCAACACAGGCAACTTACTATGTATCTTCAGTATCAGAATATACTGTTCAATTACATAAAAGTTATGATGAGGCAATCGCAGGAGTAAATGCGATATCATTTACAGATTTTGGAAGTGGTGTTCAATCATTCAAATCTTTAAATGGAAAAGCTATTGTAAGTTCTATCGTTGTTTTAGATGAGGGATCGGGTTATGAAAATAAAGAGAGATCATGTGAGACAACTGGTATAAACACTTCTTTGAATGTGATTAATATAAAAAATCATGATTTCAAAACAGGTGAGATTGTAAAGTATTCAGTAAACGGAACAGCAATTGATGGATTATCAACTGATAAAGAATACTATGTTTCTACAATAGATGAAAATCAATTTAAATTAGCTGCTGTCGGAGTTGGAACAACAGTAAGTAATTTTTATCTTAAAACAAATCAATTTAATGAATTAAGAAATGTTGGAGTCGGAACTCACACATTTAATTATCCACCAATATCTGTGGAGGTTATTGGTAGAGTTGGAATATCGTCAATATCGGGTAATACGTTTGAGGCATCTGTTCAACCTATTTTTAGGGGTGAGATAACATCATTACAATTAACAAACACTGGTGTAAGTTACGGTTCTTCTGAGGTGCTTAATTTTAACAGGGTTCCTGAAATTAATTTAAACACTGGAAGAGACGCTGTTATCATACCAGTAGTGGCAAACGGTAGAATCGTTGATGTAAGTGTAAGTTATGGTGGAACTGATTACAATTCACCACCAGATTTAGTGGTATTAGGTGTGGGTTCAGATGCAAAACTCACTCCTCAAATAAATTCATCAGGAACAATAACATCAGTTAATATTGAAAGTGGTGGTATAGGGTATGGTGTCACCTCAACCAGTGTAAGGGTAGATGCTTCTGGTAAAGGTGCAGCATTTAGACCGATTCTTCAAAAATGGAGGGTTAATCAATTTAGAAAAAATTTATCAAATTTAAATGATGATGATGTTTTCATAAGCACACCTACAAATCGTTTATTCGGACTCCAATGTTCATATGCTTATGCACCAAGAAATTTAAGAAAAATATCATATGCAAATGATGCAGATGGAAATATACTCTTTGGTAAAAAAGATTTATCTATTGTTAATGGAGTTGAAAGTAGCAGCAATCAACATTCTCCTATTTTAGGATGGGCATATGATGGAAATCCGATTTATGGGCCATACGGGTATTCAAGAAGAGATGGTGGTGATGTAGTTCAAATAAAATCTGGATATGTTGAGGAGGCAAGCAAGAAAGATAATAGACCTCCCGTTAGCGCATTTCCACCAGAATTTTTTGTAGAAGATTTTACTTTCAAAACATCAAACGATGATTCTGTCCTTGATGAAAATAATGGAAGATTCTGTATCACTCCAGAATATCCAAATGGAACATATGCATACTTTGCCACTTTTGATTCAACATCAGCTTCAGACGGAGTATTTAAAAATTTTAAAAAACCAGTATTCCCTTATTTAATAGGTAATAAGTATAACTCAAGACCTAATAAATTTAACTTTAGTCGAGTCTCCAATCAAACTGATTTCGATATCAATAAATCAAATGCAATAAGAAATTCATATTCACTTGCGATGAATAAGGATTTCAGTGGATATGATTACTTAACAGAATCGTATAAATTTGTAAAGCAAGATTCTAACATTGATTTTGTTACAAAAGGTGGAGTTAATTCTGTTGGAATAACATCTGGTGGTATTAACTATAAAGTAAATGACCGAGTGATCTTTGATCGAAATGTTCCAAATTCTTTCGACGCACAGGCAAAAGTTACTAAGTTAAAAGGATCTATCTCAGGTATTAGTGTATCTAAGGAGAGTATTTCTGGAATAAAGTTTTACAGAGATTCTGGAGATACATTTGTTGGTATAGCATCCACATCACTTAATCTGCAAAATGGAGTTACTGTAAATGTTGGAGGTCTTTCAACAACAAGATCAGAATTAATTGGATCTTATAATATTGGAATCACTTCTACAAAACTTATTTTATCACAAGGAATCGGCACTGCTGGTGCGACAGGCATAGTTACATTCTTTGATGTTGAGGGGGTCGTAAAAGGCATTAGACCTAACGATAGATTTAAAGTAGGTCTTTCAACAGAGATAGTTAAGGTGTTAGAAGTTGACACACTCTCATCTCGAATTAGAGTATTAAGACCAGTTGAAGCAGTCGGAGTATCTCATACTCAATCAACTATTCTTGAAGAAATTCCTAGAGTATTTTCCTTTACTTCTGGAATTAAAACAAGTTTCCCTATTAATGAAGATAGAGAAATATACTTTAATCCAGCAAATTCAATTGGAACATCTCATTCAGATCCTGATAATGAAACTGGGATAGGAAATACAATTACTATTAATAATCCGGGTGCAGGGCCATCTTCTAGAGTGATACCAAGAGGATCGATCTTCCTACCACAACATGGATTAAAAACTGGTGATGTTGTTAATTATGAATTGAATGGTGTAAATGGATCAGAGACAGCACCAAAAGTTAAATTTTTTAGTGCAACCCCCACAGTTGATTCGACAGTTGGAATTGGCACATCCTTATTTGTTATAAGAAAAACAGATGATCTAATAGGATTATCAACAGTTAAAGTTGGAATTGGATCAACTGGTATTAGATTTGGATTGGGCTTAACAGGCACACTTCCCACATTTGAAGAAATACAATTCTTAGATATTGGTATTGGATCAATTCACAGTTTGAGAGTAAAGGGTAGAAGTCAAGTATCAGGATCAATCACTCGAAACCTAGTCACTGTAGTGGGAACTGGCACACATGGTTTGACAAATAATGATACTGTTTTCGTGGATGTTAATACTGGAATCAATACAACAATAACAGTTAAGTATAACAAAGTTCGTCGTAAAGCAGTTTTCAATCCATTAGATTATGTTGCAGCAGGAATCACAACAGGAGCTGCTACTGGTGGTATTAGAGATTCAATAAACATTAATGACCATAAATTAACAACAGGAACAAAAGTAATTCATACGTCTGATGATCCGATTGGTTTAGATAATAACAAAGAGTATTATGTTTATGTTGTAGATGAGAATACTTTAAAATTTGTTGATAGTGAATATCAACTATCTCAAGATTTTCCAGAATTTGTTGGTATATCTTCAACTGGAGATGGAACTATTTCTCCAATCAATCCACCTTTTGTATTTTATAAAGGCTCTAACGCTATATTTGATTTAAGTGATTCATCTTTATCATATACACAGAGTGCTACATCATATCCTGCTTTCTACTTTGATTTCTATAAAGATCAAAAATTTAATGAAATTTATGAAACAAGTGGTTTATCAAACACTTTTGATGTAACAAGAACTGGAACAATTGGTGTTACAGGTGATGCAAAAGTAACTTTGAAAATTGATAAAAGCACTCCAAAAAATTTATATTATAAATTATCACCAGTAAATGTATCCGACAATTTAACTGAAAACAAAGAAATATCCATTGATGATGAAGTTTTATTATACAATAATATTTCAACAAGAGAGAGTCTCTACAGTGGAAAATTTAATATAATCTCAACTGGGTCTACGACATTTACATATGATTTACCAGTTGCACCTGAATCAGACTCTTATTCACCAACAACATCGACTTTAAGATACTCAACAATTTCTACAAGTGCATATGGATCTATTGATGAAATAACAATTACTGAATCTGGTGGTGGATATCAAATCGTTCCCGGAATAACTACGATTACATCTGACTTAGGTAGTGGAGCAGTTATTGAGACCTTCTCATCAACAATAGGTAAACCTACAAAAATATCATTAGAAAATATTGGATTTGATTATCCCACTGATTCCACTTTAAAACCAGAAGCCCTATTCCCACAAGTTCTAAGAATTACTCCATTAAGTGGTTTTAAATCAATTGGAATTACATCTTTTGGAAAAGGATATAATCAAAATCCAAGTTTAGTTGTTATAGACGGAGTTACTAAAAAACCTGTAACAGATATTGATTTAAGATACAGACCTGAACAAGAAATCGTTGAAATATTAGAAAATACCGAGTCTCTTAATGAATCAACTCCTACGATTATTCCAATAGGCAATCCAAACGGAATAAGAGCAAAAAATGTTACTTATGATAATAACACTCAAGAAGTGACAGTTACAATGAAAAATACTTTTAGCGGAACTTTAAACGCTATTGGTGAGTATATTGATCCCTTCCCATTTAGTGTAGGTGATAAAGTTTTAGTTGAAAATGTAAGTGTTGGAGTGGGTTCTACAGCTTCGGGATATAATTCATCTGATTATGATTATGCTTTGTTTACTTTGACAAGTGTAACTCCAAATTATGGTGGTTTTGGAGTTGTTACTTACAACATGTCAGATTTTCTAAAAAAGAATATTGAGTTTCCCGGTGTGTTTAATGCAGTTAAATCTAATGCAACATTAGTTCCTGAAAAATATTTTCCACAGTTTGACATAAAATTACAACCAACTGATTTTAGAATAGGTGATGATATACAGATGGTTGACAGTTCTGGAACTGTGGTTAAAGGTGCAGTCTCAAATTGGAATAATTCTAGTAAATATCTAACAGTTGAAAGTAATAGAGAGTTTGAGATTGGT